CCTCCTGGACGGTGCCTTCTTCTCACCGGTGGATGCCTTTCTGGTTCTCTTCTACTTTTCCGGCTCTTTATCCTCGCTTACAGGCTCAGGCAGCGTTTCTTCTGCCTTTTCCGTAGAAATTACCGCCTCCGCCTCTTCCAGCTGAATCTGAGCCGCCTGCTCCGGCAATCTCTCCTGCAGTTTGTACCGCTTGCGGATGGAGGCAATCATAAGTTCCACTTCCGCATTTACCAGCTCCTTATCCTCGTCCGTCAAACCTGCAGTCAAATCCTCTCTCTCCTGCCAATACCCTGCGTTATCCAGAAACGCATCAATAATTCTCTTCGCCTTGTCATGCTTTACATCCCATTTCATCATAGTATTTTTCCTCCTTGTGCTTTCCGCATATTCTTTTACTATTGCCTTGCCCTGCTCTATCGCCTCCGGAATATCAACACCGATCTGCTGGTAGAAATCTGGATGAACGATACACTCATAGGCTCTCGCCATCTTACTTCTCTGCTCCTGCGTCACTCCGATATGAAAATCCTTCGCTATCTGCAACGCTTTCTTCCAGTCCTGCTCCCGAACCGCCTCTCTTACGATGTCCGACTTCTTAATCATTCATCATCACCAAACCCTGACGCTTCCAGCAGGTCCTTCTCAATCCAAAATTTCTCGCCCATGAAGTCAACCTTTACTGCATTTCTGCCGATCTTGACCACCGTTTCCAGTGGTCCGATATCCGGAATCTTTACCTGTGCTCCTACGCTCATTCCGCTACCTCCCGAATCTCTTTCAGTTTGTCAATGCCGGTATATATACAACTGCCCGTTGTGAAAACCAATCCATCCCATCTAACCGACTTCACGGTTTCGGTATTCATTTTCCCTGTGGCTCCGTCTTTCCACTCAACCTCGACTGTTTTTCCGTCTGCCAACATTTTCTCTATCTTCTCTACATCTGCCATTCTGAATGTTTTCATCCCTTGCCTCCTACTGTTCTTTCTTCTCTGCTGCTATAACTGCCAGCACAATCACTCCGTTTACCAGAACCGCCGCCAGATTCCCGGCTCTCATTCCATCGTGCAGGCCCACCATAAAATTGATGAACAATAACGCCTGCAGAAATCTCCTGATTTTTTTCATTGCCTTTCGTCCTCCTTTCCGTTGGATTTAATCAAGCATTTGTTTTGTTTGATTATGTATATATTATACTTCGCATCTGCGAGTTTGTCAATAGTTTTACTTCTCGAAATGCAAATTTTTTACCCATTCAGCTCTCAATATTGAATTTTTGAAAATATGCTTATTACTGGCTCGTACTTGGTACATTTCATTTCTGTTTATTTTTTTACTTTTATTGGAAAAGTCTGAGAAACCGCATAAAACCGTTATTGCTTGTAAGATTTCTTACATTATTCCTCGTTAGATTTCTGGTAGGATTCTTTACTAGAGATAAGAGATAAAGAGATTAGAGATATATAATATATAGTCAGCTTTTGGAATCTGACCGTTTTTTATTTGCTCTCATTTGAGAGTTTCATTCACATTTCCGTGTAAACAATGTGGATAAGCCAGAAACAAATCTGCAGACGGCCATCTAAAAAAACATATAGGTCTAAAAACTCATACGCGGCTCAATACCGGGCTTTTCTCTTTAGGCATAGGATAGGTGGTAAAATTGTCTATCGTTGCTCAGGCACATTTCGTCAAATTACCCGGTCAAATTTTGGTTATTTTGTATATTGATTTTTTCTGCTGATTTGCTCCGCACTTTCAACTAAAAAACAGCCCCAGCCATTACGGCCAGGGCCTATCTTTTATTCCTCCGAATTTATAAAATCCTTGCAGTCCAGCTCGCGGTATGCCTTTTCAAAAACTTCTTTCGGACTCCACGATTCATATCCATCCGGATATTTCACTCGATACCCGGGACGTCCATTTTTATTCTGCGGATCCGCTTTTACAATTTTTACACCTATATAATTTTTCATTATTCCTCCTTGATTATTACTGCTTATAATGCGATTCTTCGCTCATTCCGTCCAAATTGGACATAATGCTGATAGTATGCAGGTAGGTTATCACCGAACGTTTTCTGCAGATCAACATACCGCGCCCGATATGCCTGCACATTAAAAGTGTCGATCGCCTGTCTCCCCTCACGCATACCATGGACGATGAAATGAGTGAAAAGTGCCGTGGCATTGTTCCCATATGCGGCCTTTAAGTCCTTGTATCTGTTTGCATAATACACAGCATCAAATACCGGCGCATAGTCCAGCCCGCCATATACAGTGGATGCCGTTTCACCATACCATATGTTCAGATCCACGCTACCTGTGATTCCGGAAACCTTTCCTTTGTCACTGTACTGCCATCCCTCCAAGCTGTGCAGAATGGAAGGCTTTTTATTTTCCGCTGGATCTTTTGCCACAGGCATAGAAAGGACAGACGGATATCTCGCGATCCAGAACTTACAATCCAGCAAGCTGTGATACGGCTTGATATAGCTGTTGTAAAAGGACAACCCGGTGTATACACCAAACTCCAGCCCCGCGTTCTCGATCACCTTCCGATATGTCTTTATGATATTGATCAGTTTCAGTCCAAGTTTTTTCTGGCTGGCATCTTCCACATCCAGCCATACTTTCACTTTCCTTCCCGCAAGAACAGAGACTACTTTCTGTGCATCCACTATAGCCTTCGCTTCTGTCGTTGCATAGGAATAATTGTATACCCCCACGACTGGCATTCCAGATGACTGGCACCCTTTCCAGTTATTCTCAAACTGTTTATCCGGCACCAGATCCTTCCGGATCACCTTGAGGATCGCCCCTTCGATACCTGCTGCTTTTACTTTCCTCCAGTCGATGATCCCCTGATAATCGGAGACATCGATCACTTTGTATGCCATACATACTCCTTTCTGCTCATTGAGCATGAAAAAGGGAGCCGAAGCCCCCTGATCATTTATCTTTATATTTTGTCCGGTTCCAGATTTCCGATACTCTATCCCAACCGCCCGTGGCCACCAGATACACAATAAAGGCCGCGATCACAGCTCCTACTGGATAATACCAAACTATAATAATCTTACAGCACTGGCAGATGATAATGACCGTCAATATGCACACGATCACCGATACCACCAGCGCCACCACACTGGTCGGGATCTGCTGCAGTCCCGGCTGCTCTTTGATCGCCTGAACGATCACTGCCACCAAAAAAGACAGCACACCCAGTGCCATCAGTCCATAAGTTACATACTGCATCAACAATTCCATATTCATTTCTTAATCCTCTCTTTCTCCAGATCTTCGATCCGGTGGTTTGCTACTTTTATCTTTTCCTCCTGAATTTCCGTTCGCTCTTCCACTTTATACATACGCTCTACAAGATTATTATGAGCCTGTACCTTCTGTTCCAGCTCTTCCAGACGGTATGCGATCAGGGCGGAGCTCTTACGCTGCGCAAAAAAACTGCCCACCAGCGTTCCAGCCAGGGACAGTAATGCAACAATAATCGTTTCATTCATTTCCTCTTTCTCCTCATAATATAATGCGGTCTCTCCTCGTCAAACCACCAGTACCTTAACCAGTCATCAAGTACTATCGCGATCAGCGCCACCGGCAGCCACAGAATAAAAAACTGCGGGCATATCTGGCCAAGGATATTACCGGGGATACCGCTGTAATCCCATACGGCCCATCCCAGCCATAAATTGACTATACAGCCGGTCAGAAACTCCAAACCGGTAACGATACACGCCCCGATAAATACCTGCTGCCACAGCGGCATCTCCCACGGAATGATCTCATTGATCAGCCCTAAGCTGACAAAGCACATTCCGCCAAGCAGGAACATCGTCCAGTGGCTCCGTCCTCTCCAAATCAATTCCAGCAGCACATAAAGCCCGCCACCGACAAGCAGCAATGTCACATATTTATACAGTCTCTTCATCTTCTCTCCTTTCCGCCGCCATTTCAGCTATCTGTATAAGATATGCCTGCAATACCTCAGATCTGTACTCCTCCGGCACATCCGCTCCATAAAAGACCGCCCTCACCTCTTCTGCGGTCTGGCCTCCTGCAATCCACATGTTAAGGGAGTTGCAGTATGTTGTATGGTACGATACATACCACATTGCGGATTCGATAATATCCTGCATATCCGCCGCGCTGTAATACCGGCAAGGCTGCCCATCTGCATGATATTCCACCTGCTCCGCGCCGGCTGCCAGCTGCGCCTGCTTGCCGAACAAATTGAGCTGGTCTTTTTCGGTCAAAGAAAAATGATGTAATGCTCCATCCGACAAAGTCACATCACACCCAGAATATATGACCTTTTCGCATGTTGCTGATATCTCAGCCTTTTTTGATGCTTTGACCTCTTCCAACGTCGGGACATAGGGTTCAGGATCCGGAACCGGTTCGGATGGCTCCGGTGGAACATATACGCTGCCATCATTGGAGAGATACACCGTCCTCCCCTCCTGCTGATATACTGTCTCGTACCCTTTGAGTGTGCTGCAATGGATCCCGCCGGCTGTATACAGTAGGATATCCCCGCCCCATGCATCTGGCATATCCCCTTCTTCCGGAAACACGATTTTTATCACTGTCCGAGAATAAGGTATGACGCTATAGATCTCATACATTTTTTCTGATCCGCTGATTTTGATTTTTTCCATAAAGAAACCTCCTTTGAAATTATATTTATATATTAAAAAAAGACCTCAACGGTCTCATTTTTTTCGATTTTATTAAAATGTCCCCAGAATATAGTGATATCCGAAAAGTTATAGAAATTGTAGACAATCCGTCCCAAAAAGACATCAACAAATACACAAAAACCGGTTTCTATGCTATTGGAAACATAGGTGGTTATACCAATTTACCAGTCCAGAGTGCCGGAATTCTCATAGTTTTTAGCACCGGATCCTATTTTTTCCAGATATATTCGACGGTGGTTACGAATTTACTATATTATAGATCAGGCGAAAATAATCGCTTTAATCCTTGGACAGCTATTGCATAGACGTTTGTAGAAATAAAGGCATTATAATTATTGAATAGTCCATTCTCTCTATTGTATTTGCCACACCTGTATACTGCATTGGTTTTTTAACGCTATTTCACTATATAACCCAGTAATCTGATCCTGCAAATCCTTCCCATATGCCGCATCCAGTGGGAATTTCCCTGGCGTCTCGCAGAGCCCATTGTTAACCAGTTGACCAGCGTGCAGGACATATTTCAAACCTGATTTCAGATTGGAAAACAGCTGATAGATACTTGTATTTTTTATAAAAGAAGACATAAAATCCGTAAAGGATTCTATGCCTTCCGCTTCTCCGGTATCGTCAAAATCTATAATAGCAGCAGAAACATTAAATTCATTCTTTTCATCAAAAATAGATTCTTTGATTACATGTATCTTTTCAGATAGTATATCAACTGTTTCTGCCAAAGCAAACGTGCCGCCTGTATACTTAATATAGACAGTACCACTATTTGAAATTGTTGTGTACCAGGTCTGAATGATCTCAGCACGGTTTTCCCCATTGTACGCCGGCATGTAATCTCCGGGGCCGTTTTTTACCGTTGTAATGCTATATAAAACTTCCGTCTCGTCATTGTCTTTTTCCTGGCAAAATAACCCTATTTCATTTATAAAAAAGCCTTCGTCGAAAATGGCTTCGTCATTTTCTGGATCTGCATTGTAAAAAACAGTGGTTAATTTTAAACACCTTTCACCCTCGAAGCTTTTTTCGATAATAGGATAGCTTTGTTTTGGTGATTTCAAATTTTCTGCTTTTTGCATAATTTCCATGCTTGCTTCTTCCGGTGCATATGTTCCATCACCAATCACCATTCTGGTAAACTCCAACATAGTTTCTCCTGCCTGTGCGCGATTGAGAAGAATCGCCCCCTTATCAGTTATAATTGATTTATTGAATTCTCTTGGCATTTTTTCTCTCCATTCTGCAATATATTTTTATCGTACTGATTCCTGCTCCACAGTATTGATATTAGTGGCTATACTAATATTCTCATCTATGAGCCGTGCTATTTTCATTCCGCCCTTTACAGGCGGATTTTTATATTTCAACGCCATCCCAGCCGAAGTATAAAAGGTAGAATGGATATGACGCATAGTACGGATTTGGTCAAAACGAGATCTTGCGTTTTTAACCTTAAATAACAATCGTTTAAGTTCCGAATAACAGTCATCTTCTAAAACCGCCGTCGTTTCGATTCTGAAATGATATGGATCCCCGTTATATTTATACCATTCCACCAGGCATGTTTCATCATTTGGATAACATGTCATAATCACTTCATCTGCAATCCGACTTGTTCCCATCCTCATGTGCCAATAAATAGCATTTTTTATCAGGCTCCTCTTTATCTCAGGTGCAAAAGAATGATCATAAAACAATACACGGTTTTCTACTGCAAGAAAATCAAGTTTATCGTCTGGTATGGATTCCAGATCCGCCCATATATATACACGATGCACCCGGTCAAAATATTTCTTCTTTTGTCTATCAAAGGAATAGGAAAGAGCAATTCTTTCAGGCGTCTTCATTTCAGTAGGAAGTGCGTTTTCTGTTGGATAATCTGCAATTTTAATCATCCTCTATGCCTCCATATGTAAATTCAACCGTTTTTTCCATTGCTATTGATGTTTCAGGAATCGGCGTGAATACAGGCGAGGTTATCACAACTCTTTTTCCGCCGGCAGCACGAACAAATTCTGTCAATGCATCCGGATTGATGTCCCGGCCGATCTTTGTTCGCTGCCAGGTTAAATAGGTCTCCTTTGCTGTTTCTATCGACTTCTGAATCCCCGCGATATTGTTCAGATCACTTTTGGCTATATAGTAAACTGCCTTTACATCATAGTCCACCACATCTGGGGCCGCAACAAAATACTTGTCCGTCAATGGAATAACAGGATTTTCTTTCAGATAATCCAAACATCCGGAACAAAATGTCTGGCTGGGAAGAACTCCGCCATTTAAAAGGATCCGAATGTCAACAACTGCATCTGTCGGCTCATAAATCTTTACATCTTCGATCGCCGCGCTGTTATACTGCCTCACCCAATACTCGTAAGCGTCAGTCGGTCCGGCAACAGAATAAGATGATGGCGCCAGAAAAATCCTTTCGCGCAGGCTTTCTTCTGATTCTTCATCAGTTCCGCCCTCTGACTTTGTGATATTTTCGACTGATGCCACATAAGGGATCGGATCAACAATTATCTCAATCTGCCCGATCAGATAATCATTTCCAACTATTCCGACTGTTTCACACGTGCAATTAACATCAACAAATGGGGCTCCCGCTTTTACTTCCGCGTAATCATCAGTGGCAAAATATATGCCGTCGCCGGCCGTGATTCTTGTCCCCTGCGGAATATATACCACGTCCTTTCTGATTTCCGAAAGTATAAACCGTGCCGTCACGACCGCCGGCTTGGGTTCCTGAATAAAGGTCCTTTTAAAAGCTCCTAAATGCTGCAGGAAATTCCCTTTTGCATATTTTAAAAGATTCATCTTTGCCGCATTATCTAATATTTGATACATCTGAAAATATTGTCCAGCTTCTATCCTTAAATGAATATGTTCTTTGTCCCCCGGGCGAAGCGTTATCTTCTGGCCGGTTACTTCCTGATATTTCTTTTCATAATCCGCAATCATTTCATTCAAAATTTTTTCGTAGGATATGTCCTCGATAAAAGAAATATCCGGTAAATTGTAAAGTTTTGAAATTTCATTCTGCATTGTATGTAAGCACCACCTTTGGAATCATATTTTCAGTATTACCATAAGTGACAAATGACACTTCCTCTACACTTACACGTGGTTCAAATTCGTCTATAAGTTCAATTGCACTTATCGTATAGAGATTCTGCGCTATGTATGCCGGGCTTGATATAATATTGGGATCCAGCCCAAGTTCCCGGTTCATCGGAATCGTACCTTTTATGCAGGTCAGAAGGAAAAGAGCTTTGTTCAGGATTTCTTCCCTGAGCATCCTCTCATGAGGGCTATTTATGACAATCTGGACATCGTCTATCATTAACACAATATCACCGCCTTATAAATATTCTTTCGCCGTGACCGTAACCGCAACAGAAACAAGTTCACCGTGATTCAGAACTTTTTTATAGTCTTCGTCTATTCCGGTTATAATCCACTTCCCGCCGCCTACTTTATGCCCGCCCAGCACAAAGGAATTAACAACCCCCTGTTCACACATTGCGATAATTTTATCGACCATACTCCACGGCCGGACACCGTGCCCGGCAACAAATTTCATTTCAAAAGATACTCCCTGATTCTGCGGCCCCTCAAACTCTAATTCAGCCTTTTTCCTATATCTTTTATGTTCCGAATATACCGCCGAAATTTGCCTTTTTAAATTATTAAATGTGCAGATTCTTCTGTCGCTTGTTTCAAATATTACGTCTCCAAAATAGCCAATCAAACAAAATCACCTCTTTTCTATTCCGGATAACTGCCATCAACGGTCAAATTTCCACCTACATGGACGTTTCCGGTTGTATTTATCGACTTTGCCTTAATAGCGCCGTCAACGGTCAAATCACCGGCTATATTCAGCGATTCCATATGTACGGAATCACTTACAATGTCAATCCGTTTTTCTTTCTTATCGTATCTGATATAGCTCCCGTCACCAAAATCTTTCCTCCAGATTCCGGCTATACCCTCAGCTGGCCGATTTCCAGTGGTATATGGCGGAACAAGTATCATTCCGCGCGTTCCGCCGTTCTGCAGATGGATAACATAAACCATCGTGTCAATCTCTGGTGGATTCCATTCATTTGCCCATAAGGGCATAAAGGATGACAAGGCATTATCTCGATCCTTATAAACGACCTGGGCCGTTCCCTCTTTGTAATTTATTGCCGAGATATAACCAACTCGAACAACATCAGACATTTTTTGCCCCCTTTATCCCGGTATAGTCAGCGTTGTCCCCGGATAAATCCAGTGTCCGTTGCTGGACGAAGACTTCCCGCGTGATTTTGCCGTGGATTCGATAATATTTGAATTTGCGTTGTATATCTGCATATACTTTGCACCGGATCCCAAATGGTTTGCGCTGATTTTCCACAGCGTATCACCTGATACAACAGTATAGGTTTTTGCTTTTGTCGAAGGATCTGTTGCCTTTTTTGTAGTATTTCCATCAGCGACTGTCGCAACAGTTGCCCCCTTTATAATAATACACAAGTGCATATCCAGTGAACAAAAATAGCCGCCGCCCGCGTTCTTTTCGTGTGTGACAGTGTCAATATAATATTTCCCATCCAGTTTTCCGAAACCGGTCATATCAATGCATTTGCTGGATATATATTTTGTATCCCCCATAACTTTTACACTCATCGTCTGGCATTGTCTGTTATGTTCCAGTAATTTTGCTTTTGCCTTTACTTCTGCATCCTGAAGACTTTCAGCCGTTTCATTCAGTTTAAGGATCCGGTCCCCTTCCTGCAGCATGAATTTATATGTTAAAGTATGGTTCTTTTTTGAATCGGTGTAAGAAATTGAAACACCGTCATAAACACATGTCATTCCCTTTTTTGCCGACCATGATTCGGTTTTCGTCCGGTCAATAGAAAGAGAAGTATCTTTCTTCTCATATTCCATGCTGTCGAAGACAACTATTTTCCGGTTATATAACTTCATCGCCAGATTATGAGAAGAGCAGAGATTAAAAACGAATGTACTGTCTTCCTGATCCGACTGCTCCAGTTCGTCTACCGGATAATCCTGGCCGGAAAAGAAAAGCCCGACACCAGCATTTTCTGCTATTTCTGAAAGGATTCCTTTTACCGACGTTTTCTTCCATGTTTTCGATTTTTTTGTGACATTAAAATCTGTATTGATCGGCGTCGTTATACCTCCAATGGAAGCTGTGGAAGGCGGACCTGAAAAGCTCAAATCATCGATCAGGAAATACCCACAATTAAATTTTCGATTGTCGCCTTCTTTTTCCCAGTCGGTCAGTTTTATAATTGTTTCGACATAGTCCCCCTCAACGGGGATCCAGCTTCCCGACCACTTCCCGCTTTTGTTATTCAGCGTCAAAGTTACCGTATCGGCCGTTCCGCTGGCATGATCCACATACTGAAAGCCTTCGATATAGTCAGTAATTGTTTTTGTTATATCCTTTCCGTTATAAAGTACGGTTACGGAAGATTGACGTGCTCTCATATTCTATAATCTCCATTCCGGAACATCCGTTTCGTCTTCTTCAGGTAATTTCGTGATATAAACCTTTGTACCGGCCGAAAAAACATATATTTCCAGCAGGTCAGTGTTGCTTTGCAGAAGAAGGCCGATATATTTCACATCCCCGTAAAACTGATATGCAATAGAATCCCACATATCGCCCTGCACTGTGGTATATATCCGGTTTTCATCCATATATCAACCCTCCCTTCACGTCGGTGCGAACGAAGTCCGCCGATTCTGCCGCATGTACTCCGCCAACATCTGATTAAATTTTTCCTGGGATATATCAAGCGCCGCCTGGACGTCTTCTTTGCTTGCGTTTCCCTGTATAATCACCTGTGGCGAATAAACGATCCGCTGCGAATCATTCACTGACGTCATTTCGCTGGTTTTATTCACAGTGCTATTATTGTTTATCATATTATAAAGTTCTTTTGTGACAGATCCGCCTTCCTGGCCTGCTGCCTTGCCACCTTTGACTAACTGTTTGATTCTTTCAAACATATCCGCTGCACCTCCTGTTTCCGGTTGCCTCCCAACTACACCAGCAACAACCGATTTCATGTTCGACCACAATTCAGAAAGCGGAAGAACAGCCTCTTTCCCGGCTTCCCCTCCGCCCAAAAAAGATCCTCCGTTCGCACCAAATATCGTCGGCCCCGTCAGAATTCCACCATCTCTGTACCACTCGACACCCACCTTCGGGATCGAAGGCGGGGAAAGTGAAAAGGAACCGCTTACTGAAAAATGCGGCAATTTAATTTCTGGAAGCGATAATTTGCAGCCAGAAAAGAAATTCCTGATCGCATTCAGCCCGTTTTGCACAGTTTGCTTTGCCCCTTCCAATTTCGATGATATCCCATTTTTTATTTCATCAAATTCTGAAAGGGCGGTCTGCTTTGCCGCCCCCAATTTTGACGCAAAAGCAGATCTGACAGATTCCAGTTTTCCGCCAGTCAAATTGTTTATAAAGGTATATCCGGCCGTATAATAGCCTTTTATTCCCTCCATAGCAGCCGCGGCTACTCCCTTTATTCCACCGCCGTGCTGCTCGTATGCCGACTTTATATTTGTAAGTTTTTCCGTGATCGTCCCTTTTGCGGCCGAAAGAACTGTTTCAGCCTTATTTTTAATCGAAGTCCAGGCAGCGGCTGCCTTTTCTTTCATCACCGTCAATTTCCCGCCCGTCACAGTATCTATCGCGTTGAACGCTCCTATAATGACACCTTTCAGGACGTTCAAAGGCGCCATGGCCAGCGAAGAAAGAGCCCTAAAGGCACCGGAAAAGATATTTTTCGCCCCTTTAAGCGCTTTTGACCAGTCTCCGGAAAAAACGCCGGTCACAAACTGAATGATTCCCCGGAATACCTGCTTCACGCCGTCGAACACACCGGTCACGGTCTGCTTCCAGCTCTCAAAAACAGAGGATATGAAAGCGAACGCAGCCGGGAACTTATCAGAAAACGCCTGAATCACGGCCGAAGCCTTCTCTTTCAGATTGTCAAATACACCGATGATCCATTGTCCCAGCTGTGAAGCCTTTTCTTTCACCGTATCCCAGTTTTTATACAATTTAATGCAAATCGCTATAATTGCCACAATTGCAATTATCACAAGGCCAATCGGGCTTGTTAGGAAGGCAAAAGCTGTACCGAGCGCTGACGTAACAGCCGTTCCCACCGAACAAATCGCGTTCCATGCTGTCATAGCGGCTGTCTGTGCCCAGGTCGCCGCCGTACTGGCACCTTTCAGGATTGCATCTTTTGCAAATAAAGCCTGCAGATACAATGTTTCCGCCTTATCCTTTATTTTCAGCGCAATATTGGCCAGCATAGCTTTTTTTTCTGCTATAAGCACGGTTACAAGAGCCTTAACTGCCTTCGCCGTATTCATCGTATTTTTAGCCCACTCGACCATTTTCATGGCCGCGATCGCACCTGCAACACCTATGATAACAGGTTTTAACGCCCCCCATTCATTTAACTTCTGGTAAACTGTAGCCGCCTCGCCTGTTACTTTCATAATAGCGCTGACAACCCACGGAAGAGCTGTTAACGCAATAAAAGAAATAACGGGCTTTGCTTTCTCAAAGGCTTCAAAAAATTTATCTTTCAGATCCAGTGCAGCCGCAATTACCCTATCTATAGCAGGCTTGTTTTCCTCGATTTTAGCCCTTATCTTTTCCAAGGCCGTTTTTCCGGTATTCGCCAAAAACAGAAATGCCGCTGCACCTTTATTTTTCACATCTTCCAGAATTGGCCTGACTTTTCCGAAAAAGGATACGACTTTATCCTTGAATGAGTTGATTGCAGTAATGCCTTTTTCCGACAATGTTTTAATAAATCCGGTTACTTTCTCCGTAATTTCCGGTATATGATCTGCAATGTCAAAGATCGCGTCCTTTGCCATAGGTGCAAAAATTTTACATAGCCGGATCTTTGCATCATCCACTGCGGAACCAAAAACCGCCATTGCGCCTGGTAAAGTGTCTGTCACTTTTCCGGCCATATCCATCATAGCGCCTTCCGCATTGTATAATTCGTCATTCAGCGCCTGCCACTCTGAGCGTCCATCCGCTGTTGTGGTATTCAATCCGGCCAGAAGATCGTTCAGCGTGTCGATCTGTGTTTTTCCGCCGATAGCCGCTAACGCTGCATTCCTCTCCTCTTCTGTCAACCCTTTTGTCGCTTCATTAACAAGCTGCAGGGTTTCCTGCAGCCCGATGAATTTCCCCTCGCTGTCAAAGGCGGAAATGCCCAATTTTTCCATCATCTTGCCGGCCTGTCCGGTTCCCGATGTCAGGTTAATCAAAACCGTATTCAATTTATTTCCGGCTTCTGATCCTTTGATTCCGCGATTCGCCAGCACTCCAAGCGCCGTGGCGCTGTCTTCCACGGAAACATTTAAATTGTTCAGGACACCGCCACAGCCTATATATGCTTCCATAAGCTGCTGTGCTGTCTGATTTGATTTATTATTGGCCTTACACGCCACATCAAGATAGCCTGATAATTCGTCGACGGTAAGGCCTAAGGCGCTCATGGAATCAGTTACCAGATCAGAGCACGTCGCAAGATCCATCCCGGTAGCTTCCGACAACCGAAGGACAGGCTCCAAGGCTGAAATGGAAGTATTTACATCCCAGCCGGCAAGGGCCATATATCCCAGCGCTTCGCTTGCTTCCGTTGCTGTTTTGGTCGTCTTTTTCCCCATTTCCAGAGCGGCGGCTTCCAGCTTCTTGTATTCTTCATCCGTTGCCCCGGCCGTGGCGGCTGTATTTGCCATAGCCTGATCAAAATCAGCATAGACAGAGACAGCATCTTTTACAAAATCACCTATCTTCACCGCCGTAAACGCAGCCGTGGCAATTTTTGCCGCCGTTTTCGCAACTTTTCCGATAGAATCCAGCTTCTTATTGACGCTGCCGATCGATTTTTCAAATGAACTCTGTATTTTACCGCCGATTTCCAGCGCCAGTTCGTAAGTTGTCTTTGTTTTTCCTGCCAAATTCTTCCACTTCCTTTGCTACATCGATAAAATCACCGATCGAAAGTCCGGTAAAAAAATCCATTCCCGTGCTTGTCGCCATAGATAAATAAACTGCCGTTTTTTGAATATCGCGGCCGGAATCATGCCTTACTCGTCTTTGTAAAAAAAACCTATGACTGCATTTTTAATTTTCTCCACTTCTCCGACCGGAAGATCTTCGAAGTATTCGGCAGGAAGTCCGGTAACTTTCGTCGCGACGATCTTTGCGTAAGTCGTTGTTGATTCGGGTACAAAAGAAGAAACGCCGGTCTTATTGAACGCTTTTTCAATCGCTGTCAGATCACGGCCGCGAAGGTCTTCCAGACCATGAAGATCAAGTTCCGTAAAGGTTTCCCCATCAAATATGTAAGGCTTCCTGAACTTAATGATAAGTTCGTCTTCGTCATCCTCTTTTGCCGGAAGAAGCGCCGCGTCGGATTCGGCCGGAAGCTGCGCAACCGGTATCTCCTGTTTACCTATTTTCTGGTTTTTACCTTCAGCTTCATCGATATCTTCTCTATTTGTTTCATGATATTTTTCCATTTTCTCATTTCCTCGCTTTCTTTTTAGATATGATAATGGCGGCTCCATGCCGGAAAGCATTTCGCCGCCCTTTTTGTTAAATCTGGCTTCTGATCTTCTGCAGTCGGTCGACGCCGTTCAATTTCCAGATCATATTAAATTTATCCAGTTCAAGGACTGTCTCACCACCGATCGTGATCTTACAGTAGGTAATCTCCCGGACGACTTTCGGTTCGCCCTTGCCGCCTTTTTTCAGGGAACCAAGTTCAAACGACTTTACTCTTCCCTTTGTGGAAATAGCGATGCCCTCAGAATCGTTTGTCTGCGTTGCCGTATTCAGTACATGCATGGATCCGCGGTAT